GAACGCAACCTAGCTAAAACCCTGAATGACTTAGCACCCAATGGAAACAAACCCTTGGATGATATCCTAGACCGGATAGCCAAAAGATTTAAACAGAATCCAGTAGAGGAACCACCACCAAGAATGATAGTGGATGCATCGGTAAGAACTTACGGCTGAAATTTGTAGGGATGGATCCCGCAACCGGAAAAGGAATCCATGCGAATTGATTTTGGTCCACACACAACAAATTTACTTTGGCAAATTGGTCAGGCAAAATCACTTTGGTTTAAGAAAAATAACTGGCCGATTCATATTCAAAGGATGACTAAGTTTGGTATCTCTGAGGAGCAAGCTAGAACCTATAACCAGTTCTGCGGGTTAGCAGGTGAGGCAGCTTTATGGGAATGGCTGTATGGCGATCTCTCAGAGTTTTGGGCGCAACAAGCATACCTGCATGAATCCCAATCCCTGACAGATGGTGGCACTGATATGCCAGGGCTGGATGTTAAGACACGAGATTTAATAACAGACCCAATCCCCTGGCTAATTATCACACCACACAAATTAGATACCAAGGTCAGGTATGTGCTGTGTGTGGTCCAGTCTGAACACCCAAGCAAACCTGAGACTATATCAGTTGAGATCATAGGCAGCATTCATGGTGAAGTTGTTGACAGACTTAAAGAACACTGGTGGCATGAAGGGCTGCACAGGATCACGATAGAGCAAGAGTATTTAACACCACCCGAAACCCTTAAATGGTAGGAGAATAGTTATCACATCAGGCACTTGCAGGAGATGTTTAAGGATTAGAATGTTGCATTATGGTGTGTGCGCATACTGCGGATCAGAAGCCAGAACAACTACACAGATGATGATCCTATTAGGCAAACAGAAAGCCATGATAAAACAACTAAGGCATGAAAGAAGACTGCTAAAGTTTCAGCTAAAGACTGCCAAGGCTAAGCTGGCAAGGTGCAAGAATAGCTAATATTTATTCGTATGTCCTATGATTTTATAGGACAGTTATGGGCTTTTTATAGGACAGATCGTTCTGCTGTTCTGTTAATTATACCGAACACTATGCATTTTTATAAATATATGTTGTGATTGTAGTTATATCGTTTTTCTAGTGGTGTTCGATCAGTTATATCGAACGAACATCTGTCCTATCTCTTAATTTTATAGGACAGTTATGCGTCATTTATAGGACAACCAGCAGTCAACCAGTTGACTGCCAGTTGACCACAGTTGATTGACATTTTAAAGAACTGCTATCCAGTCCTTAAGATTTCGTATCTAGCACATTATCGGCAAAAATAGGAGCATGAGGCTAGAGCTTCCTATACCACCGAGCGCAAACCATATCTTTCGGGCATCCCGCAGAGGTCAGGTCTACCGATCTAAAAAATATGTTGATTGGCACAAAGCTGCTGAGCTTATGGCCTATGCAACAAAGAAGGGCAAGGTAATCAATCCACCCTATGCAATCACCATGGTGATCATAGGTGGGTCAGGCTGGAGAAAAGACCGCGATTTAGATAACTGCTGGAAACCTGTGCTGGATCTATTGCAGCACATAGGAATCATTCAGGAAGATAACTGCCAGCACATTACCCGATTGGTAGTCACTTATGTTAAGGGTGATGGTAGACCCGCAGAATGCCACCTGACGATAGCAGGTGCATGATGCCATCAGATCACGACCACATTAAGCACGACTCAAGACCAAGACCAGCACAGGGAAGGCGCACAGACAGACCATCACCCCACCGCAGAGGCTATGGCCGAGCATGGGAGAAGATCAGGCTAGCTGTGCTGCGAGAAGAACCATTGTGCAGAGGATGCCAAGGGCCAGCCACCTGTGTTGACCATATCCAACCATTAAAGCAGGGTGGAACCAACCACCGACCCAACCTGCAACCTTTGTGCGCATCATGCCACAACTCCAAGACATGGCATGAAACATGGGGGAAAAAATCGTGAAAAACTTCAAAAAAAGGTCAAATTTTGGGGAGCAAAGCCCGACTGCCAAAGGGGTAGGGGGGGATCGAAAAATCCAAAGGGGGGGCGGGAGTACCCTCTCGCAAATTTCAAGATTTTTGCATGATTTTTTAGGGCAAAATGAGGTGATGTTATGACTAGAGGTAGAAAACCTAATAAGAGACAACTATTGTCTCTTAATCCAAACCCAAGACCATCAACAACAAACCCAAGTCCTGTTGAATGGGATGTGAACGATCCAAGAATGCCAGACTGGTTGGATGCAATCGGTCAGAAAAAGTGGCACGATCTTCTTACAGGTTTAAAGCCAATGGCTATTCTTTCATCCGTGGATGCTGATGCGATTGCTGTTTACTGTGCGATGTACAGCCAAGTTGTCCGGTGCCAGCAACAGATAAATAATTCTGGTGGATTCATTCAGGAAGATGGCCGACCAAAAAAATCAGATCCTGCAGTAGATCAACTAACCAGTTTATCAGCCCGACTTTCCACTCTTGGGAAATCTCTTGGGCTATCACCCATGGCCAGATCAAAGATGGTCAGTGATCCTGTGGTTAGCCAGGGGAATTGGATCAAGGATCTTTGTGGCGTGGATATTGGTGCCAATGGCGATTAAGAAAACCAAGAAAAAACCTGCAGATCCATTGATCATTCCATTCATCGAACGAGCCTTGAAACATCACAAGGGTGAATGGTCAGGGAAGAGGTTCACACTTCAGGAATGGCAGAAGGAAATCTTGCGTGAAGTGTTTGGTAAGGTTGACAAGCATGGGAACAGGATTATCAGGCAAGTCTACTTGGAAGTTCCGAGAAAAGCTGGCAAGACAACCCTAGCATCAGCAATTGCATTGTGGCTTTTGATTGAAGGTGAACCAGGTGCAGAGATCTATTCCGCAGCAGCTTCCAGAGAACAAGCCCACATCTGTTTTGATAGTGCTAAAAACATGGTTGAAGCATGCCCACCACTAGCTGCTAAACTGCAACCATTTAAAAATACCATCATCTACCCTGACACAAAATCATTCTACAAGTCCATTTCAGCAGATGCACACACAGCGCATGGGGGCAACCCTCATGGAATTGTAATTGATGAATTGCATACTCAGAAATCGCGCGAACTTTATGACACCCTGATGACTGGAACTTTGGCTAGAAGGCAACCACTGTGTGTAATGATTACCACTGCAGGTAGCGACAGAACATCCTTCTGCCATGACATGCATAGTCAAGCTATGAAATGGTTGGATGGAACTGTTCAGGACAAAACATTTTATGCAAAAATCTTTGCTGCTGATTTGGATGATGACTGGACCAGTGAAGCCACTTGGAAGAAAGCTAACCCTGGTTATGGCATCACTGTTAAGCCAGCTTACTTTCATCAGAAGGTGCAGGAATGTAAAGATAATCCAGCACTTGAAGCAGCATTTAGGCGAGATCATTTGAATCAATGGATTGAAACGGATGTTAGATGGATAAGTCCACTTAAGTGGGATGAATGCCAGATACCAGTTCCTGATATGACTGGCAGGGAATGTTGGGCAGGATTGGATCTAAGTGCAACTATGGACATGACAGCACTTACACTTTTTTTTCCTAGTGAAAATGAAGATGAACCACACTATGTCCTGCCATTTTATTGGGCACCTGAGGAAGCTGATAAGTTAAGAGAAAGACTAAACCGATTCAGAATTAAGCCATGGGTTAAGGCTAAAAAAATAACAGCCACTCCTGGTAATCGGGTGGACTATAGGCAGATCAAAAGAGACATCATGGCACTGGGTGAAATCTACAAGATTCAAGAGATTGCATACGATCCTTGGCACTCTGATCAGATTGTCCATGAACTCAGTGACGATTTTACCATGGTCAAGTTTGGGCAGACTCCTGCCAACTTAAGCCCACCTACCAAAAAACTAGAAGAATGGATCCTAGCAAAGCAGATTTCACACGATGGAAACCCTGTTTTAAGATGGAACCTTGGAAACATCAGTGTGAGTCTGGATGACAATAATAACTACAAGTTGTCGAAAAAGAAAAGTCGTGACAAAATAGATGGGATTATAGCTTTGGTTATGGGATTAGGTCGCTGGATGGTCACGGCTGGGGCAGAAACGCACAATGAAACCACAGGAGCAGGGATAGAATTCCTGTAAAATTATGCCATTTAAAGCCCTCAGATCTTTATTTGCAAACACTGTAAACAAACTTGCTGGATATAGTTTGATTAGCGACTCTGGATCATGGACCTACACAGGCATTTCTACCACTGGCCAGAATGTAAACCAAGCATCAGCCCTTACCTACAGCGCAGTTTGGGCAGCAGTTCGAGCAATCTCTGAAGGTGTCGCCAGTCTGCCATTGCAAGTATTCCGCAGAGGTCATGATGGTTCAAGATCCAAGGCCAATGACCACCCACTTTATAGAATCCTGCACGACCAGCCAAACCCAGAAATGAGCGCCTTAACTTTCCGAGAAACCCTTATGGGGCATGCGCTCGTTTGGGGTAATGGATACGCAGAAATTGTAAGGGATAAAAACACTGGCAGGGTGCAACAACTGTGGCCATTAGATCCATCACTAGTTGAACCTGTGCGTGATGAGAATGGCGAACTGTATTACAAATACGGGTCATTGATCTATCTTGCCACTGAGATTTTGCACATCAAAGGATTAAGCTTTGACGGTGTGAAAGGGTATAGCGTAATTGCCCAGGCTAAAAACAGCATCGGTCTTGGAATGGCTGTTGAGGAATTTGGATCTACTTTTTTTGGTCAGGGTGGCAAACCTGCTGGGGTTATCTCAGTACCAGGGAAACTAAATAGTGAAGCAATCCAGAACATGCGTAAATCATGGGAAGATATGCATGCCACTGTTAAAAATGCACATCGAGTAGCTATTCTTCAAAATGGTGTAACCTATCAGACGATAGGAACGCCACCCGATGATGCCCAGTGGATAGCCAGTAGATCTTTTCAACTTCAAGAAATAGCTCGATGGTTCAAGATTCCAGCCAGCAAAATAGGAGCAGGTGCAGGAACTTACAGCAGTTTAGAACAGGACAACCTAGCATTCCTTCAGGAAACCTTGCGCCCTTGGTTAATCCGATGGGAGCAGGAAATAAACTTCAAGTTGATTAGCTCGCTTGACCAGCTTTATGCTGAACACAATCAAGATGCATTGCTTAGGGGTGACACTGCAGGCAGATCATCTTTCTATGCTCAGGCTTTGAACTGGGGATGGCTTAGCCGTAATGATGTCCGAGCATTGGAAAACCTCCCGAGCATATCAGGACTCGATGGGTATATGATCCCAAAAAACATGGATCCAGCCTTTGGTCCTGGTCAATCACAGGTGGCAGTGGATGCTGCAGCCATGACTGGACAACTACCAACAAGCCCACAAGATCCAACAGCATTAGCACCTGCAGCACCACCCACCGCAGATGTGGCAGCAACAGCTTTAAATGGCGCACAGATCACATCGTTAGTCGATCTAGTGGCTAAGGTTGGTGAAGGTTTAATACCAATGGAATCGGCCAAGGCTATTGCCCTAGCATCATTCCCATTTCTGGATCAGACTATTTTGGATTCCATATTCTCAGGTTTAAAAATTAATCCACCCACACCCGATGCAACCCCAGCACCTGCCACCCAACAAAACACCTTTGGCTTTGCCAAACTTTTGGAAGCTGCTAGGAAACAGATTAGAAAGATTGAAGCCAATCATCTTGGCCGGATTTCTAATAAGCCTGGGGATTTTATCCCAGCCTTAGAAAAGTTTTTGGAAGCCCATCAAGAGAGGGTACAAATCATCCTTGAACCTGTCATGGAATTCCTTCAGCCAGAATCGGGTGGTGGTGTCCGAGCTGCTGCAGATCATTGTGAAGCATTGAAAGCTGAATGGTTGGATCTTGCAGGAAGTGCCACACCTAGAAATCTAAAACTTTTGGCCGATGCTAAATTAGAAAACTGGATTGATACCAAAGCTAACTGGGAGAAAACATCATGGTTAAACTAGAAACAAGATACACCGCAGAGTTTAGGGTAGAGCAAGATGGTAAAAAATTAGTGGGATATGCTGCCAAGTTTAGCCCTAATAGGTCTCAGGATCTTGGCGGATTTTTAGAACAGATAGATCCTAAAGCTTTCACCCGATCACTGGCACAGGGTGCAGATGTTCGCGCACTTATTAACCATGATCAGAACCTAATCCTAGGCAGGTCCACCAGTGGCACCCTTAATCTTTTAGTTGATTCTGAAGGTCTGTTGGTCGAGATAACCCCACCTGATACTTCTTATGCAAGGGATCTTATGGTTAGTATGTCTAGGGGTGATGTTACCCAGATGAGCTTTGCCTTTGTGACCAAGAAGGATGCATGGGATAAAGAAGGTGATAAGAACATCCGAACCCTGCTCGATGTGGATTTGCATGATGTGTCTGCAGTAACCTATCCTGCCTACCTGAATACTGAAATAGGCCTAAGAAGCCTGTCAAGTTTCTTAGCAGAAAAACAGGAGCAGGCATCAGAGATGCAAAGACGAATCAATCTGGTTAGCCTGTTAAAAGTAAAATAATCTTGGTATCCCAAAAGTGATTTGATACCATGGTTTTATTACTCTAACTGAGGATGGAACCATGGGTCATGCTGTTTTTATTGTGCTGCACTTCTTAGCATTCATGTGTGGATTCTTTGGGTTGTTCATAACCATCCCACTTCATGTGATCTATGCGACTATTGCTAATAAGAACAAGGAACCTGCACCACCGCAAAACATAGGTCATTTAATTGGTTTATGTATTCGGGTGGTTCTAATATTCATTGCAGGTTTTATTGTCTTTCTTATATTGTCCCCAGTTTATATTTACCTGAAAAGTAATATCTCCTGGTTAAGATAACTCTCATTTAATCCACTAGCCCCTAGCTAATCCCTAGGGGCTTTTTTTATTGTAGTCACGCTACAACATGAAGCCTCAACCCATCCATATCTCAGGCTGGGTGCAACATAGATTTGATCACGCAATCTGTTTCGTGAGCAAAAGCATAAACGCTATAAACATAGCCATTCAGCATGCGCTGTTTTCCATCATTCCCTACAGTTTGACACATTTTAAACCCATGTAAAAATGGGTGTAGCCCTGCAGTATTTACGCATGGTGGCCACCGGAGCATTCCGGCATGGTGCCACTGCGTTGAGCGGGCACCTTGAAGAATTCTTTTCAAGGAAAAATACCTATGAGTATTAGTGAAATCAAAGCCTTACAGGCAGATCGCAGCGAGAAAGTTAACTCCATGGAAGCCATGGCAATTCGAGCATTGACCCCAGAAGAACAAACCAGCTTTGATAATCTTGCAGCATCTGTTGCAGATATCGATATCAGACTTGCACTCTTAGAAGATGCTGCTGCTGGTAGTGCATCCATCCAACAAAATTCCGAAAAGCTGGAAGCTGTCAAACGCAGTGTAAGAAAATCTGCACCTATTGCAGCTCCAAACTTTGTTGCTGATCTTTCTGATAAAAAATCCAAACGCACGAAAGCCAATGCTGTGCGTGGTTGGTTCCTTAGAGGTACCAGGGGTTTTAGGTCTGAATTTGCTGCTGCAGCAAATGAAATTGGCCTAGACCTTAATTCCAATGAACTTAACCTAGAAGCTCGTGCCCAAGGTATTGGTAGCACTGGTATCGGTGGTGCCTTGGTTAATGATGAATTCTACGGCACTTTGACCCAAGCTATGCGCGATTATAATGCTGTCCGTCAGGTGGCAACTGTAATCAGCACCAGCAATGGTTCTAACATCCAAATGCCATGCCTTGATGACACCAGCAACGCTGGAACCCTGATTGCAGAAAATGGTTCTATCTCAGAAGTAGCTTTGACTTTCACCAACAAAACCATGGCAGCTTATAAGTTTAGTTCGGGTCAGGTTCTGACCAGCTATGAACTTATGCAAGATGCCTTGATTGATGTTGAAAGCCTTGTTGCAGAACAAG